AAAGAAATCTGGTAAGTACGACAAGGACGGAAATAAACTAGAAGATTTTAAGATGAATCCAGAAAGAGAAAAGGATTTAGAAAAGATTGCAAAAGATTTGCCAGATGATGATTTTAAGAAAAGATACGGCGATGAGTGGATGCAAGTTAAGATGGCAACTGCAATGAATATACTAAAAAAGAAACTTGGTTATTCTGCGGAAGATTTAGAAGAGAATATAAAAAGTTTTTCACAATTTATTTACGAAAGAAAGACAACTCAAGACCCAGATATCAAAGACAAAGAGGGATCTCAACCAAAAAAGTATTATGCAAAAGATGCTGATGGTGATGAGATGTCCAAGTCTACTAAAGATAAAAGAGCTGCTCATTTTAAAAAACAGGCATCTAAACCAGATAGAAAAGATTCTTCTTATAAACCAGCGCCTGGAGATACAGATGCAGAAACGAAACCTTCACAATATACTAAGAAATATAAGCAGATGTTTGGCGAAGATAGTACAGAGACATTAGACGAAGCAAAGATTGCTGGATTAGTTAAAAAGGCAGATAAATCTGGTATTTCATATGAAATTCTAAAAAAGGTATATGATAGAGGTATGGCGGCCTGGAAGGGTGGCCACAGGCCGGGAACTACTCCACAACAATGGGCGTTTGCGAGAGTGAATTCTTTTATCACAGGTGGGAAAACAAGAACTACTGGTGATGCAGATTTGTGGGCCAAGGTTAAAAAATAGATAAATAGTAAAAAAACGGAGATTTTTCATGTTTAAAAAGAATATGACAATTGAAGACATTGCCGCCTTTATTGGTGCAGCGTCTGCAGCGCAGGCCGCTGGTGAGAAAAAATTTAAACTTGGCGATAAAGAGTATCCTGTCACTATCAGTAAGGATGTTGCAAAAAAAGTAAGAGAAGAAGATGTTGCTGACTTTATTGGTGCTGCTAGTGCTGCGAAATCAGCAGGCAAGACAAAATTTAAATTCGGCGATAAGGAGTATCCTGTCACTATTTCTGACAAAGTTGCGAAGGCGGTAAAAGAAGGAAAGATGCCTTGCGTTAAGTGTGAAGGTAAAGGATGTGATATGTGTAACGACAGGGGAAATTTAGAAAACGCTGTAAAAGATTCTATCGAAATTAAAAAACAAGAATTGGATGGTAGAACAAAGGCCTTTAAAGAAAAACTCCAGAAATTGATGTATAAAGATCAAGGTAAAAAAGACCTTTCTAACGAAAAGCAATTTGATGGTAGACAATCTGCATTTAAAGAGAAATTGAAGAAACTTGGATATAGAAAAGAAGATATCACCACCGAAGAAATTTTTAATAAAATTTTAGAAGAACGTTGGGAAGTTAGAGCTGGTAAACATGCAATTGGGAGTCTATCTTATGATGATAAAGAAATTATAAATGTTGACAAAAAAACTGCTGCTAAACTGCAGGCATACTTCAAAAAGACGAATGACGGAAAGGCATGGAGAGAAATTTTCCAAGGTCTAGGTAAAGGTAAAGACTCTGTAGAAGATCAAAAGTCGTTTAATGCGTATGCAAAAAGACTTGTTGGAGAAGATCTTGATGAAGCATCTAAAGAAGGTACGGTTCGTATCATTGATTTGGGTAACAAAGCACAAGACAAAATTCGTAAAGAGTTGGGTGTTGATAAACTCCCAAACAAAGGTTTCCAAGTACAGGTTATGACTAAGGGTAAATTTGTAAACCAAGGTAAACCTTACAAGACTATGAAGGATGCAGAGAAGGTTCGAAGTACTGGGCAACACTCAATGCGGTTCGATGAAGCAAAGTCTGCGACTGGTTACGAGTTATATCACAAAGACTTTTCTAGTGCAATGAAACATGCATATGACCATGCAAAGAAAAAACTTGGAATTGAAATCGACCCAGATGAAATTGACGATAAAGTTGCTATGGGCCCTAAAAAACCATCTAATGGAAAAACTAATTCGTATCGTTTGATGGGTACTGATAAGAAGGGTAAATCTAGAGGTGTACAAATTCAAGTTGCAAATCTTGACAACAAGAGATATGAACTGAACATGTACAAAGAAGAAGTAGAACTTGGTGAAGGCGAATTCAAACCACATATGATGTATGATCCAAAGACAGGTAAAGGTTACAAAGCAGAAAAACCAGAAGATCATGAACGCATGAAAAAACTAGGATATTCTCACGAAACCCCAGAAATGAATGAAGCAATGAAAAACACCCATGCACTGATTGATACTGCAAACGGTAACAAAGTTGTTGCGATGGCATCTAGCGAAAAGGGTGTTAAACAGTCTAGAGCTTCTGCAGAACTGCCGCCTATGTCGATCAAGAATAAGAATACTCTAAAGATTGTTACTCTTACAAAACCACAGAGCCAAAAAGAATCCGAAAAAATGATTGGAAGGCCTTTACCATCAAATATGGATAAGTTTCCAACTAATGTTAGTGCATCTCAGGGTAAGAGAATGGGTGAAGAACTTCTTGCAACAATCAGAGCAAAACATAAACAGGAAGAAGTCCAAGAGGCGTCTTCAAAGGCAGAAATGGTTGAAGGTATGAAGATGAACGACCCTAAGTTACTTAGAGTTTTTGATAAACTAAAAAAGGGTTCTACTGTTAAAATCAAACATGACTCTGCGTTAGAGAAGGGTAAAGATTTTATTGAGTATATTGTCAAGTCTAAGAACATGGTTCGTAACGGCACAGTAGAAAAAATTACTCTGGCAAGAAAAGATAGTCCTACTAGTGCTAAAAGATATTTGTACAAAAGAGATGGAGGAGTTACAATGGCTTTCGGAGATATGGCAGTTTCGCCTGTAGATATAAAAGAAGAAATTACAGAACGTGCTCCAAAAATTAAGGGTAGTAGCCCAAAAATGAAAAATGGAATTATCTATAGTATTCGTGGTAAAAACGGAAAAGTTTATGATGTCGAACTACAACTAGACAGAACAAGTATTAAGTTTAGAACTTTAGATGATATGGGTGCGATTAACACTATATCTCTTGGACAGGCAGCAAGAATTTTCGAAGAATTAGAAACTATTAGTGAGAAAAAGTATTCTACGAAACAGTACAAGATGGCATTTGGTGTTCTTAATGACCCTCGTTGGAAGGGTGGTAATATGACACAGATTATCGGAACAATTGAAAAGATTGCAAAAGGACTTTCTGATGATCCTGCAATTTCCAAAGCAATCCAATTAACAAATGAAGATTTGCAAGAAGGTACTTGGGCATTTGCTGACAAGTCATCCGAAGTGACTGCATTAAAGAAATTGATGTCTAAACCAATTACTCTCGGAAAAGAGGGAGATGATGCAACAGAGGTACTTTATAGTCTTTTGGGTGACGATGAATTGTTTGACGATCTTGCGGATGCTGGTAAGAAAAATCCAAAGGGTGATGCTCGTCCAGTAATTAAAAATTGGTTTAAACAGAGAATCAAAGACAACTCTTATGGAATGGGCAAAGATGCCGCAGACCTTGCAAAAAAACTTGGACTAAAAGAAGAGGCCGAACTTTTTGCAGAGTCTATTATTGATGATATGAGAGATATCGTTGATAACAAACAGGCAAAGAAAATTAAAGGGACTATCGTTGATTTGTTTACTGCATCTGCAGTTGTTCAAATATACGATAAGGTCAACGACTCTAATAAGTCTAAGATGGAAAAACTTCCATTGCCTAAGTTAGTTGATCTTGCATATAAAATTATGAAAAGGGAAGAGATTAACGAAATCAATATAATCATTGAAAATTCCGATAAAAAAGATGCAAAGGAAATGGAAGAAATCGTTAGAGAAATGAACCCTAAATATAATACGAACCAAGTTAAAAAAGAAGTAGAACAAATGGCGATGGAAAAATACGGTAATAAACCCAGAGCCAAAAAAATTGCAAGTTATATAAAATAGAGGAGAACTTAAATGTCATTACCTAAATGGGCAACCCCAGCGAAGTGGATGAAAAATGCAGTAGCAACCAATCGTGGATGGGAAAACGAAAATACTGGTGAAGTATACAAAAAAATCAATGGATTAAAAGATAAGATTGATGAACTTGCTCCACCAAAGAAAAAATCTTCTGCGAAGAAAAATGTAGAGGTTGTTGAAACACCAGAATCTGGTTCTGAAGAATCTGATTCTGAGGAATCAGACCGGCCTGTTGAATTAAGTGATTTAACTAAAATCGAATTAGAGTCCCTTGGTAGAGACCATGGACTTGAGTTGGACAGAAGAAAAAAGAAAGAAGATTTGATCACTGAATTGACAGAGGTTTTACCACAATAATAAAATAAAAAGAAATATAACATGGAAAATTTTGAAAATTTGACGGAGACAACTGTAGCCAATTATCAAATGAAACATTATGACAATCCTCAATGTCATAATATGGAAGAGTTTCTTGATGACATGAAAAGAATAAAATATGTCAAAAGACTTTTCCATAAGTATCATACTAAAGGCGTTTTGAAGGAAAGGTTGATAATAAATCATTTAGTAGTATTACTAAATGTATTAAATACATTGCCTTGTAATAGAGTTTTGTTTTTGAAAATTGATGAAGAACAACATTATATTCTTGCAACTTTTTTGGACTTTTTAAATAGATTGCCAAATAAAATTGAAGGAGTTAATGGTAAGACTATTGATAGTAGTATGATTGGAAGAGATAGCCACATAGTACAAATTCTAGGAGAGATATAATGGCATCAGTATTTAATGCCTACCTTGCATATCAGTTTATTAAAATTCTAACAACTCCTTGGAGCGACACTGAGGCGTTTAAGAATGGTGTTATTGATGATAAAGGGAATAAGTTAAAAAAAACTAATGAACTGAAAACAGACGCAGAAAAAAAATCTTTCACAGTTTTTCATAAGATTATTTTTAACCTCAAAAGAATTTTAGAAAAGTTTCCAGGCGGTAGATCTAGAATTGCAACTTATGCAGCTGCAATGGCACTTCTTAAAGAGAATAAAGAAAATTTAAAAGAAGACGACCTGCAACTACTGGAAGTTGCATTGTTAGATTATATTAATATTTTAGAAGAAGAATACCATAACAAAGAGTCTGAACTTCTAAATGAAATGTGGTCTAATGACGTAATAAATGTCATTAAATCAAAAACTGGTAAAAAGAAAGTATACGACCATGCTCTTGATACTTTGTTAAAAGTTTTGCAGAGAAAGAAAAAAGAAGGTGGTATAAGAGGTCTAAGACACAGTATTAATTATTATTCTGACCAGATTGCAAAAACATATTCTGGAGTAGATGGAAGAACTCTTGCAAAGATCATGAAACAAACATATCCAGAAATAGCGGAAGAATTTGTTGTTGAGGATATTGCAAATGTAGTAGGTGATTCTTCCAACATTGGTGGATTTATTCAAGATCCATATCAATTTGCTGGAATGAAAATATTCAAGGTAAAACCAGATTCTTTTAACAAATTTATGAGAGGTAAAAAGAAGTATGGTAGATGGGAGAACTTCATCGAAAAAGATGATGCTGTTGATATTAGAAAATACATAAAATCAAACCCAAATAAGAGAATAGTTTTGCAAGATCAACAACACGGAACAATGATAATTTTACACAGAGATTTATGATGGGCATTTTCAGTGGAGCAAAGATTGCACTTGTATTAGTACTACTATCGGTTGCTGGTGGTGGTTACTTGTATGTAAAAAACTTACAGAAAGATGTTGACAGACTAGCTAAAAATAATGTATTGTTAGAGACAGCTGTAAATTCGAAAGATCGAGAAATTAATAGATTGAATGAAGAAATTGTAGAAGTCAGAGAAGCAAATAATAGAGTAACGGAAGAAAGTAGAAAATTAAATAATGAAGTTGATGTTCTACGAAACAAATTATCAAAACACGACATTGGTTATCTTGCTGAGAACAAGCCTGGACTAGTAGAACGAATAATTAATAAAGACATTCAAAATAGTTTAAGGGCAGGAATAGAAGAATTGACTTCAGACGTTGTAGTGGAAAATGAATGATGAATAAATATATACTAATGTCTTCGATTTTTTTATTGGCGGGATGTTCTGTCTTTACGCCAAAAGAGGTTGTTGTTACAGAACAGGTTTTTACAGAAAAGGTTCCATTGAATCTTCCTATGCCAAAACCTGTAAATTGGGTAGATTTTGAATTTTTAGTTGTGACCCCAGAAAATTATGAAGATGTAATAAAAAAACTTAGAGAAGGTGGTAAAAGTGTTGCCTTGTTCGCAGTCGATGAAGAATCTTATAAGAATTTATCATTGGTTGTAAACGATATGAAGAGATATATCGGAGAACAAAGAATAATAATTATAGAATATAAAGAATATTATGAAAATAATAAATAGAAGTAATAATTTTTAGGGTTTAATAAAAATGGTACAAGAAACTGTAGCCGCAAACAGACTGGATAGAATTGAAGAAAAAATTGATAAGTTGTCCGAAGCGATGATTTCTATTGCTAGAGCAGAAGAAAAGCTGGTAGCAATGGAAGCAAAGTATTCCCATCAGTATGAGAGACTAAATCGTTTTTCTGAAAAACTAGACACATTGACACTTAAAGTAGAAGAAAATTCTAGAACAACTGCAATTTTTCAAAAGGCCTTTTGGGTTATTTTCGCTGCAGCAGTCTCATCTATCGTTGCCAACATATATATGATGGGTTAAAAAACTACTTGACTTACCGCTCAGAATAGTGTAGTATACAAAACTACACTATTTTTTTTTATTTTGGAATGATTAATGCTTTACATTGACCGAACCTTTATCCAAAGGCTTTCCCCACAATTAGAAGGTTTTACCAAAAAGAGAGACACCTTGTATAACTTTAGGTGTCCTATTTGTGGTGACTCTAAAAAGAAAACTTATAAGATGAGGGGATTTCTCTACGAGAAGAAAAATAACTTCAGATACATGTGTCACAATTGTGGTGCGAGTATGGGCCTTGCACAGTTTATGAAAGAGGTAAATCCATCTTTATATGAAGAGTATGCGATTGAAAAATGGAAAGACGGGCAGAGTGGTAAAACTAAAGGTAACTTTGAAAAAGATGTAGACTATAAATTTGACTTTACTCCTACCTTTAAAACCAAGTGTTCTTTTGATTATGGAGAGAAAGTTTCTGACTTACACCAATCACATCCAGCAAAAAAGTATTGTGATGAAAGAAAATTACCAAATCAAGAATTATTATACTATACAGATGACTTCAAATCAATTGTTGACAAAGTTAGTAAAGAAGGATATAATCTTCAGAAGTTTGATAAAAGAATTGTTATACCTTTCTTCAATGAAAAATGTGAGTTGATTGCCTTACAAGGTAGAAGTCTCAATCCAAATTCTTCGATGAGATATATAACAATAAAAATCAAAGAAGTACCAAAAATTTATGGGTTGGAACGTGTTGACCCAGAAAAAACAGTCTATATAGTAGAGGGGCCATTAGACTCTCTATTTGTAGAAAACACACTTGCCATGGCAGGAAGTGATATAGATAAATCATATTTCAGTGACTTTTCTGATGTAGTCTTTATCCTTGACAACGAACCAAGAAATCAACAAATTGCGGATAAACTGTTAAATATTATCAACGATGGTTTTAAGGTTGTACTGTGGCCAGAAAAAATTAAAGAAAAAGATATTAATGACATTATTCTCTCTGGAATAGACACTTTAGAATTAATGGACATTATAAGTAAAAATACCGTTGATGATCTTGAAGCAAAATTAAGATATTCTCAGTGGAAAAAATGTTAGGACAAAGAGGAAAAAAATGAAAATAAAAATCGATTATGAACGAGATGCCAACTTTTCCGAACAATCCCTAAAATTATTAAAAGACTACTACTGCACAGAAGAAGAAAAATCCCCACAAGACGCTTTTGCTAGAGCTGCAATTGCGTATAGTTACGGCGATAAAAAACTCGCCCAGTCGATTTATGATGCAGTGTCTAGAGGGTGGTTCATGTATTCTTCTCCAGTATTGTCAAACGCTCCAAAATACAGAGAGAAGGCTAAGGCGTTGCCCATTTCGTGTTTCTTGGCATATGTGCCAGATACCCTAGAGGGACTTATTGACCATTCATCTGAATTAAGATGGTTGTCAGTCAAAGGTGGTGGTGTCGGAGGACACTGGTCGCATGTTAGGTCGGTTTCTAATAAGGCGCCAGGCCCTATTCCTTTTCTTAGGACTGTTGATGCGGATATGACTGCATATCGTCAGGGTCGCACTCGTAAGGGTTCTTATGCCGCTTATATTGACATCGATCACCCAGATATTATAGAGTTTCTTAACATTCGTGTGCCGACAGGAGATGCGAATAGAAAATGTTTTAATATTCATCATGCAGTTAATATTACAGATAATTTTATGAGGGCAGTGAAAGATAATGAAAAATGGGATCTTATTGACCCTGCTGACAAATCAGTAAGAGAGACAACATCAGCCCGTAAACTTTGGGAACAAATATTAGAAGTTAGATATAGAACAGGAGAACCCTATTTAAACTTTATCGATACGGCAAATCGTGCATTACCATCTCCTATGAAAGATAAGGGTTTACAAATCCATGGTTCAAATCTTTGTAATGAAATCCATTTACCAACATCGGATGACAGAACTGCTGTGTGTTGTCTCTCTTCACTGAATTTAGAATTATATGATGAGTGGAAAGATACGTCTTTGGTGAAAGACTTAATTAAATTTTTAGACAATGTTCTTCAATATTTTATTGATAATGCACCAGATGAAATTAGTAGAGCAAAATATTCTGCAGAACAGGAAAGATCGCTTGGACTAGGTGCAATGGGATTCCATTCATATTTACATAAACATAGAGTTCCTTTTGAATCAGAAGATGCAAAAATTATAAATGAAGAGATGTTCAAAAGAATCAAAGAACATGCTGTGGAATCTACTAAAGAAATTGCGATTGAAAAGGGCGAATGCCCAGATATGAAGGGATATGGTGTGAGAAATTCTCATCTTCTCGCCATTGCACCAAATGCGAATAGTTCTATTATTGCAGGAACTTCACCTTCAATTGAACCATCTAAGGCAAATGCATATACTCATAGAACTAGAGCTGGTTCTCATTTGATTAAAAATTCTTATTTGGAAGAAGAACTTGAAAAAGTTGGTATGAATACAGACGAGATTTGGTCTTCTATTATTACAAATGGTGGTTCCGTCCAACATTTAAATTTGGATGAACATATTAAAAATGTATTTAAGACTGCAATTGAAATAGACCAACTAAAAGTGATTGAACTTGCTGGAGACAGACAAAAATATCTCTGTCAAGGACAGTCATTGAATGTATTCTTCCCCGCCGGCGCAACAAAGGCATACCTACATAAAATTCATTATGAGGCATGGAAACAGGGGTGTAAGGGACTTTATTATTTGAGAACCGAAACATCGAATCGTGCAGAAAATGTTGCACAAAAAATTGAGAGAGATGCATTAAAAGATTTTGCCGTACAACAAACAACAGAAGATTCGCAAGATGAATGTCTTGCATGTCAAGGATAAAGAGGATAATTATGGAAGTTCAGTTATATTCAAAATCGGGGTGTCCCTTTTGTGTAAAGGCAAAAAGTTGGTTTGATGACCATGGTATTAGTTTTTCAGAAATTGTTTTAGATGATGAAGAACAGCGTTTGCAATTTTACCAAAGATTAAATGGTGTAAAGGAAACTATTGCACATTCTGCGAGACCTGTAAATTCTATGCCACAAATTTTTGTGGATGGAAAACGTCTTGGTGGTTATGATGATTTGATGAATAACGCAGAAAAGATGATGAAAAAATTGTCTGGTGGATTGATGAAACCATCTATTGCGTACAAACCATTTTTTTATCCATGGGCAGTAGAGATTACTACTAGACACGAAAAGGCTCACTGGATTGAGGATGAAGTTGATCTTTCTGAAGATGTGACTGATTGGAAAACTGGTAGAGTTACAGAAGTTGAAAAAGATTATATTACAAACATTTTAAGACTTTTTACACAATCTGATGTTGAGGTTGGTAAAAATTATTTTGAACATTTTATTCCAAAATTTAAAAATAACGAAGTTCGCAACATGTTGGGTTCGTTTGCAACAAGAGAAGGAATCCACCAACGTGCATATGCTTTGCTCAATGATACTCTTGGACTTCCAGATAGTGAATATCATGCATTCTTAGAATATGATGAAATGACGGATAAGGTTGATTTTATGACAGCTTCTGACCCATCTACGGTGAGAGGTTTGGGTTTAGCACTTGCAAAGGCAGTATTCAATGAAGGTGTTGCACTATTTGCTTCATTTGTAATGTTGTTAAACTTTCAACGTTATGGTAAGATGAAGGGTATGGGTAAAGTTGTCGAATGGAGTATTCGTGATGAATCTATGCATGTTGAGGGTGTTTCAAAACTTTTCAGAACATACTGCAACGAACACTCTAGAATTGTTGATGACACCTTTAAAAAAGAAATTTATGAAATGGCACGAATGTCAGTAGAACTTGAAGATAAGTTTATTGATCTTGCATATAATCTTGGTGATATAGATGGACTCAGTTCCGATGATGTAAAAACTTATATTAGATATATAACAGACAGAAGACTTCTTCAGTTGGGACTCAAAACCAATTTTAAAGTAAAAGAAAATCCTCTCCCTTGGTTAGAGTGGATTCTTAATGGTGCAGATCACACTAATTTCTTTGAGAATCGTGTGACTGAATATGAAGTAGCAGGGTTGAAAGGATCATGGGAAGAAGCCTACACAGCATAAAGGATGTAAAAAATGCAAAAAATAGGCTGTAATTTGTGTGCTGGGGAATATACAATAGAAACCCATAATTTTGAACAAATTCGTTTTTGTCCAGTCTGTGGTGAACCTCTAGAAGACTATATAAATATAGAAGAGGATGACTATATGGATAAAGATGAATGGGAAGAATTAGAAGAATAGCAGGAATTGATTATAGTTTAACCTCTCCTTCCGTATGTGTATATGAGGGAGAGATTGAAAAAATGAAGTTTGATGGTTGTAAGGTATATTTTTTATCAAACACAAAAAAATTTTCAGACTACAATTATAAAAATATAGATGGACAAGAAAATTTGTCCAGTTTTGTCACTGCCGAAGAAAGGTATGATTTTATATCTGATTGGGCAATGGACATTTTAATATCTCACGAAGTTGAAGAAGTATTTCTTGAGGATTATAGTTATGGTTCTACTGGAAAGGTTTTCCATATTGCAGAAAACTGTGGACTTCTAAAATATAAAATGTGGCAAGCAGACATTAAGGTTACTTTGGTTGCACCAACTCAAATAAAAAAATTTGCAACTGGTAAAGGAAATGCAAAAAAAGAATTGATGTATCAATCATTTTTCGATGAAACATCAAGAAATCTTATAGAAGAATTTTCACAAAAATCAGAAAAAATAGGAAACCCCATATCAGATGTCGTAGATTCTTATTTTATATGCAAATATTCTACTTCAATATAAATCACTTATTTTAAAAAACCTATTGACATTTGTTAGATGCTACTATATATTAGTAGTTATTAAAACAAATGAGGGACTCATGAATATTTTTGTTCTCAATAAAGACCCTATAGTTTCTGCAATCGAACAGTGTGATAAACATGTTGTAAAGATGCCTACGGAATCTGCACAGATGTTATCAACTACACACAGAATATTAGATGGTTATGTAGAAAAACGCCCATCTAAGTCTGGTAAAAGAATGATTGACTATTGGGTGCATCCAGATAGTAATTTGGAGAATGTGTTGTACAAGGCAGTACATCACAAACATCCTTCTACTTTATGGACTATGCAATCAAACAATAATTACAATTGGCACTATGTACACTTTTGTGCATTGTGCGATGAGTATGAGTTTAGATATGGAAGAAAACATGGTGCTGATTTGCGACTGAGAGAAATTCTTGCATCACCCCCCAAAAATATTCCTGTTGGTTACAAAACACAACAACCTCTTGCTATGAAGTCTAATCCAGAATGTATGATGTCAGATGTAGTAGAATCATATCGTGCATTCTATCAGACTAAACAAGATAGATTCAAGATGGTGTGGAGTAAAAGACCAATTCCCGAATGGTTTGTTTTAAAAACTGCTTGACATTAAACAAGTGTAATGGTATATTAAGAGTAATAAAACAAAACAGGTTATAGAACTATGATTTTAATAGATTTAAGTCAGGTTATTATTTCCAATTTAATGACACAAGTTGGAAAAAATACTGATGACATAGATGATGGGCTTATCCGTCATATGATTTTGAATTCTATATTGAACATAAAGAAAAAGTTTTCGGGAGAGTATGGTAATATAGTTATTTGTTGCGACAACAGAAACTATTGGAGAAAGGATATTTTTCCATTTTATAAGTTTTCTAGAAAGAAAGAACGAGAGGATTCTGGTGTTGATTGGGGATTGATCTTTAATACAATGCATGAAGTCAAACGTGAATTGCGTGAACATTTTCCTTACAAGTGTATCGAAGAAGAACGTGCAGAGGCAGATGATATCATTGCAGTGATTGTAGAAAAGTATGCTCCATGCGAAAAGATTTTGATTATATCAAGTGATAAGGACTTTAAACAACTGCAGAAATACCCAAAGGTTTCTCAGTACAGTCCTATTCTTAAGAAGTTTCTTAAGGAGTACGATCCGAAAAAATATCTTCGTGAACATATTATTCGTGGAGATAAGTCAGATGGCATTCCAAACTTTCTTTCAGAAGACGAGGTTTTCGTAGAAAACCGCCGTCAACGACCTATCACCAAAAAGAATCTTAGTGGTTGGTTAGATATGAGTAGAGAACCAGAGGATTTTTGCGATGCAAACATGATTAAGTATTGGAAAAGAAACGAGGCGCTTGTAGATTTGTCTAAAGTTCCAGAAGAACTTAAGGCTAAAATTCTTAACAAGTTCACTAAACCCCCAAGAGGTAATATGAATAAAGTTTTCAACTATTTTGTCGAAAACAGAATGATGTTACTTATGGAAGAAATTGAAAACTTTAAAGAAAAAGAGTATCAAACTTATAACAATATGGTAGAGCTATGAAAACGTATTCAAAAGATTATAAGTCCATTTCAAAGGTGAACCCAATCGTTCATCACGCCCATGTCTGTGGTTTTGAAGTAAAAGTGACCGAATTTAATAGTAAATGGTCACGAAATGGCAAACCAGTAGTCACTAAAAAGTTTTTTATTGACGAAACGAAAGCAGCCGAGTATGCAGAAAGTATGCGTACTTGATTGTTTGGCCGCATGGTGGAATTGGTATACACAAGGGACTTAAAATCCCTCGGCTGTAATGGCCTTGCCGGTTCAAGTCCGGCTGCGGCTACCAAACAATGGGTGGGCGGCGAAGATGGCGAGTCGCATCAGACTGTAAATCTGACACGAAAGTTGAGTTGGTTCGAATCCAACCCCACCCACCAATTTTTAGAGAACTCATAATGAAAATTCACATACCCCATCCAGAAGAAATAGATCAACTGGGCACTCAGATTACAATACACGAATGGGATACATGGTCGATGGATATTACTCTGTCATACATTATTGTACCTATGCTTATTCAATTGAAAGATACAAAGCATGGCGCACCGAATGTTGACTGTGATGATGTTCCAGAAGAACTTAGGCCAAGTGAAGAATGGATTAAACGATACAAATATGATGGTGAAACAGATCCATATTTCTTTATACGATGGGATTGGATATTGGATGAAATGATTTGGGCGTTTACATACAAACGTGATAACTTTGATACTATATTGGAAGAAAATGTGTCGGAAGTACAAGACAGGTTATCAAATGGTTTCAGACTTTTTGGCAGGTACTTTGAGAGCCTCTGGGATTAACGCTAACCTATTGATTTTTATAGATCTCTAACTTATTGATTCTATTGGTTTTTTAAAAAAAGTTGTAACTCATTGATTCTCAAGGGATTAAATAAGTAAAAAGTGCTTGACATATATAGTATAATGTCGTATCATATATATAAATGATAACTTTTAGAGGAAAAATATATGAACAAGTTTAAAATCTTCTCTGCAGTTGTTGCACTAGTTGCTGTTTTCACTGCACCTTCCCTCAATGCACAGGGTGTTATTGGTACAGTTGTACAAGTGGATCCAATCTACGGCACACATGTAAACAGAGTACCACAACAAGTTTGTAGTGAACATCGTGTTCCTGTCTATAATGGTGGAACCATTTATAACGGTGGTGGTATTGTAAATAACAACACTGGTAATATTCTTGGTGGCGCTATCATTGGTGGTATTATTGGACATCAGATTGGTAGAGGCGACTCCAGAAAACATAATCGTAATGTTGGTGCTGTAATTGGTGGAATTATAGGAAGTCAACAGATGCCAAATACTTATGGTAATGTATATCAGCCTGGCGGAGTTGTTTCAACTCAGATTCAAAACAGGTGTTATACAACCTATACTCACCAGCAAGAAACATTCATTACACATTATTTTGTAACAGTAGATGTGAACGGCACTTTAGTTAGTCAGAGAACTGGTACACGTTATAATGTCGGTGATTCAATCGAAGTATACGCTAACTATCAGCTTCGATAATTAAAGAAAGTTTTGTAATGACATATGCGAGTAGTATTCTCAGAGGGGAAAAATATCTAGTAATTGATTCTTTTTTAGATGAAAGAACCGCAAATGACATGGAAGACCTTTGTCTAGATTATCAATTTCCTTGGTACTTTGGTTATGCAGAAGCAAAACGAAAAGACAATTTTTCCACAGTTATTAAAGGCGATCCGTTTGGACTTCACAACCATCCACTGGTAAATGATGGAGTTCAAGCGGTTCATCATATCGTCAAAGAAAGAGAAGTTGTTTCTCAAAATTTTTACAAAGAGTACCTATCCAAAATTCTTTTTAAAATGGATTCGCATTTTGGTGTCGAAAGAGTCCCTGTTCAAAGAGCAAAATGCAACTTACAAACTCAATTGACAAATAATAAACCTACCTATTTTAATGTGCCTCATGTAGACACTATGGCCAAACATATTTCATTCATCTATTATATAAATGATAATGATGGCCATACCATATTTTTTACTGATGAAAGTAAAGATAAGAACTCTCCTCTAGAGATAGAACACAGAGTTGAGAGTAAAAAGAACAGAATCGTTTTCTTCGATGGTTCTATCCTTCATACAGGACAAAATCCAATAAATTCGCATTTGAGAGCGGTAATTAACGTCAATATTGACTGGATTTGATAAAAAAATAAAAAAAATTATAAGTCTTTGGTTTTCAAGGACTTTTTTTTCCTTTAAAATCAATAACTTAAAAAAAAGATCAAAAAAAATCATAAGTTATTGATTTTAAAGGAAATCTTTTTTTCGAAAAAGCTTGACATTTGGGTTCAAATACCTTATATTATACATGTAAGGTTGATTGATAGAGGATAAATTATGAACGAACAGATAGAAACCCTTTTAGAGAACATCAAGAAAGACTACTTTGAGTGGACTAGTCGTTGTGCTCGTAGGAAACTTGATACTGATGGTGAACTTACTGACATCAACAAAAAAATGATTACAGAGTTTAATGATGAACTTCACTACAAAGTTGGTAACAAGTACATCAAAGTTTTCTCTAGTAAATCCGTTTGGGGTTTTATTGTCAATACTGAAAATGACAAAAAATTCCGCAAGGGTGATATCTTGAAAGCTGCTGGTTGGGCTGCTCCTGCTCGGAATGCTGCCCGTGGTAACATCATGGATGGTGGTTACACTATTCAATGGACTGGCCCCCTTTACCTTTAATAACTTCCAATAGGAGATATACATTATGAACGTTTCTCAAATTTCTCAGATGATGTCCGAAGCTCATACCGCCGCTTATGAGGCAGCTTCGGAATTCGAAAACAAATACTTCCCAAACAATGGTTGGGGTATGTGTGGTTTTGCTTGGGTAAATATTTACGAATACCAAGGACAGAAACTTAAAGGTAACACCAAGATTGGTCGTGCGTTGAAATCCGCTGGTATCGATCAAAATTGGGAACGAGTTTTCTCAGTATGGAATCCTTCAAAGTTTCCTACGCAAAATGTTGATACTCTGGAAGCGGGTGCTCGTGCGGCCGCAGGGGTTCTTCAAAAGTATGGTTTCGTTGCCTACGCTGGAAGTCGGTTGGATTAAGGAAAGGATTAATATGATTTACTCATTGTTAGAATCGTCAATGCGTTGTGCAATTAAACGAGAAGAGAACATCAACGAAGATGGTTCTATTAACTGGAATTTTGTCGATGCAGATGCATATTGGACATGTTCAGAATTCTTTAAGGATTCAGAAGCATTCTACGAAGTGTTTGATGAAATCGCAAAGGACATTGACTCAGAACGCACTTCGGTAGAAACTGCAGAACAATTGGAGTTTGTACTCCACTAGGAGAACTTATGTTAGCATATTGTGATTACATCGCAAATCGTATCAAAACATCTCTCACAGGAGATGGAGACTTTGAAGGACTGATTGAGGAAGTCGGCCCTATTAAGTTTGACCTTGCGCCTGCTGGATGGATGAAGTCAACGAAAAAGACTTTGTTGATGTGGGATAAGAATGGTAAACGTTATCGTGTGACGGTTGAAGAAGATGAATGATGACGAACACGAATTAGGAAAGGCAATTATTGGAATTGCAATGCTTTCCTCAATACCTATCTTTTGGATATTGTGGCAGTTGTGTGAATATTTTTAATCACATCGGGGAAGTGTTACGGTAGCACGCCAGTCTCCAAAACTGGAAGCCGCAGTTCGACTCTGTGCGCCGATGCCAATATTTAAAAAGATCAAAAAAATCATAAAAATTTACTAAATAACCCTTATGAAATTCTTAAAAAACAAAAAACTTAAAAAGATTAATAAGTTTCTGAAGTGTGGTAGAATTGATAAAGTTATCAATCACTCTTTAAAGAGTGATAGCAAATCATTTCTTGACAAGAACCAAATTATCAAACAAAAACAAGTTACCAAAATGAATTGGGATGGAAAATAATGGCAAAGACAATCAAAGTTAGTGGGAAGGTAAGAAAAACTGCAAAGATGAGTTCGCATGGTTCATATCGTGCAAAACGTAAACCAAACTCACCTTTGGTGCTTGCCAAGAAACGAATGGAAGCAGCATCTCAGTCTGGGAAAACCTCTGCGTAAAGATTTATAGGGCCTATAGCTTAGTGGTTAAAGCCGTGCGCTCATAACGCATTGACCGTAGGTTCAAATCCTACTGGGCCCACCAAAAAAATCAAATTTTTTCATCAAAAGGCTTGACATTTGTGATGAAAAGGGTTATATTATACATGTAAGTTAGTTATGAAAGAGTGTGAATGATAGCAACAAAAGAAAAAACAATATTAGTTGACTGTGATGGTGTTCTCCTTGATTGGGAGTACGCCTTTGACTGTTGGATGACTCGTCACGGTTATGAAGCCGTCTGTGAAGGCGAGTACAAAATGAATTTAAAGTACGGTTTGACTAAGAATGAAGCAAATCGTCTTTGTCGGATGTTCAATGAAAGTGCTTGGATTCGAAAGTTGCCTCCTCTTCGGGACGCAATCAAATATGTGAAAAAACTTCACGAAGAACATGGATACATTTTCCATGCGATTACTAGTTTAAGTAACGACCAGTATGCACAACATCTACGGACTAAAAACCTTCGGGAGTTGTTTGGAGATAGTGTCTTTGAACGGTATGTTTATTTGGATACTGGTGCAGACAAAGATGAAGCACTTCTAGAGTATGCTGGTACAGATTGTTTCTGGGTTGAAGACAAACCTGAGAACGCAGATGTCGGACTTCGGGTTGGATTGGAAAGTCTTCTGATTGCCCATGACCACAATGTCGGTTACAACGGAAACGCTCTTCGGGTTCAAAACTGGAAAGAAATTTACGGTTTGATTACTGGTTAATTAAACAGCAATAGTACTACCTTGGGTAATATTTGTGATAGTTTTCTTGCTTTTGATGCAGGCATTAGATAA